CTTTTTTTGCGCCGGTCTTAGCGTCGTAGTAGGCGTCTACGGGTCCGTAAGCGACCATAATCCAATCAGCGGCGGCTGTATTGGTCATCAGGTATATATCCTCTCGCACGAGCCCTTTACCCCGTACAGTGTGGATAAAGTACTTCCCTGATTTCGTTCGGTAAAGGTACTCGGTACACCCGTCGTACCGCGATTCGCCGATCTGTTCAGCTGTGGAGGTATCGCACAGCGTGCCTTTAATTGTTCGTTTCATTTTCGTACTCCTTGATTATCGGCGCAAAATATTGTGCCTCCGCGATTTTTCTCGCCGACCGGTAAGATCGTATTTCATACTTTACATTCTGATGCCGGTTCCGGCGTATTTTCCGTACTTCAGCACGATCTTGTAAGCGCGAGCCTCGTCCTCGTCGAGGTCTTCGACGCGATTCCACCCGTTAGCGTCATTAAACTTTTCGCGATAGTACTTACCGGTCTCGCTGTCGCGGCTTATAAGCCCTCCGCGCTTTGGATTGATAACGCGCCCGAAATCGAACAGGTTCCGTTCCGTGAACATAAACGTTTTTCCGTTCACTGTGACGATGTGTTCATACATCATTGTTTTGCCGCCTTCATCGGTGATTTGCTTGCCGTTTACATCCCACGTTACGCCATCAAGCAGACGTGTCTTCTCCTCCTCATAGGCGCGTTTCTTCGCGTCTTCTGCGGAGACAGCATCGTCCAGGGCTTTTGTCGCGCGGTCGATAAACTCATCGAGTGCAACAGCGATTTTTGCCTGTGTCTCCGGCTTAAGCGTGTATCTCTGATACACATCGTACAGATAGCTTTTGTTGCGTTCTTTCGTCCACTCGACGTCGAGATCAGCAATCTCTGCGAGCTTACTACACCCCGGAAGAAGCCAGTGCATACCAATTCTGTCGTCGCTCGAATAGTACTCGCCATCAGTCTTAAGGTCGTTGAACATATCGTTGACATTTACAACGAACGGCTCCCCGAGGTTCTTTTTATAGTCCTTCGCGTGCTCGATGTCTATTTCAATGACTTTTTTGGAGTAGGTTTTGATTTTCCATCCAGCTAGTCCCATTACTTCGATTATCATGACTTATCTCCTTCCCCGTATAGCCGATAGGACAGCTTGATTTTTTATTCTTCCTCTGGCGCGATGTCAGCACCGACGACGATTTTCACAGACTGGTAATGTCCCTCTTCGTCGCTGTACTTGTCAACGGTTTCCATCGACTTGATTCGGCGCAGACCGTATGCGGTCTTGATTATACCGTCCGACGTGCCGCGCCATCCGTGGTAGCGGCAGATTTCGGAGTTCATGTTGCCCGGCATTCCTTTACCGTTGTCCTTCATGACGCGGAATGATTCGGTGCTATCCGGAGCGCCTTCGCGCTTATATCCGTAGAGGATAACCGCGTCACCGACGTGATAATCGGTGTAAATGTCATTGACCGACCGATTGTAGTTTGTGTCGATGTAAAGGGTTTTCTGCTTCATGATTGTTTTCTCCTTCGCGGTTTTGGGTTGTCCGCGTCCCTTGTGATGTATATATTATAGCACACTCGGTACAAAAAGTCAATAGCTTTCGGAGAAAAAGTACCGTATCTATTTGTAAATACTATATGAACAAGAAAAAAGGAGCATTTCTGCTCCTTTCCCCGATCTCATAATGAAATCTTCAATATTTCAATCCACACCATCCTCGCGGATGGAGACACGCTCAGGATTTCTCCTTCGCAAAATCATTATATCACAGTTTCCCGGATTTGTCAAGCGTTTTCGCGAAATTCACGCCTTAAATTTCATGACCTTGTCCAGCAGTTCCCTATAAGCCTGCCGATGCCACTCGATGAGCTCATCGGTCACCCCGTCGACAGCTCCGTGCATGGTCATCGCTCTGTCGTACCACTCTTTCACCTTCCCGAGCCGGTACTTCGCGTCCTCGATAAACAGCGCCGCGAGTTCGGGCTTTCCTGCTTCTTTCGCGTCTTCGGCGTAGTCGTATGCCATCCCTGCGTCTTTGATGCCGTCGGTCGTCATCCAGATGACGCCGCGCATAACTTCGTCTTTCATTTCAGCCTCCTATTATATATCTATATAGCTGGTCGACGTCGCCCGCCCCGAGCGTCAGCGGACCGACGAGCGGAACGTCAAAGGTTATCGCCCCGCGCTGAGCCTGAGCGGAAAACTCCCGGTAAACGGCGTCGATGTCGATCTGATCGTTTTCATCGATTATCCCCATCGCCGAGACGACAGGGTTGTTTTTCAGTGTATTAAAAATTTCTCCCGACCGGGACAGCATACGAGACGCTGCCGCGCCGAGAACCCATTTCTGCCAGCCGGGGATTTTCGTGAGGATTTCGGTATCGAGATACCGTTCAATCCCGGCGGTCGCTTGTGCCAGAGTTACCATATAATCACCTCATGGGGCGGCGATTGCCGCCCCTGCCGTCAGTTACAGCCGCAGCCGCACCCGCACCCGCACTTCGGGATCGGATTGTACGTGCTCTGCGCGGTGGTCGCCGTGCCGGTCGTGACGTCCGCGACCATCTTGGGATAAAATGTCGCGTTGGCGTAGGTGACGATCGAGTTGTCGCCGCAGCAGCGCTTCTCAGCTTCGTTGCGGATAGCCGAGTAGAGCTCGTTTTTGACGCAGTTGATGTCGCTATGGACGGCTTCAAAGCTGTCCACCATGCGCTGATTTGTGACTGCCTGAGCAGCGTCGGACGCCTCGAGTGCACGGGTTCTGCTGTCGAAGTATTTATACATCTCGAGCATTTTCTGATCCGTGTACGTGTTCGCGTCGCGCAGCTTCACTTCGGTCTCCAGCTGCGCGATCCGCGCCGCCTGTCCCGCTTCGTAGCGGTCGACAACGTGATCCTCGTTGCAGCCGCAGTTGCCGTTTCTCCAACCGCCGAAGAGCCCATTCAGCCCGCCGTTGAGGAGAGCCGCGCCGACGCCCGACGCACCGATAATACCGGTCGTAAGGGCGGCATTCGCCTTGCCGTTGCTTGCAAATTCTGCCATGTGGATTCACCATCCTAAGTATATACTCGGAGTTTCCTCCGGCGTATATATTATAACACGATTTTTGTGCAAAGTGAACGAAGAAAAACCACCGCTTTCGCGACGGTTTCATGACATTTATATACGTGATTTGATTTTCTGCTCGCAGGCTTTGACGATCCGCTGCGTCTGCCGGACGGAAAGCCCGAACTCCTCCGCGAGGGGTTCGAACTTGATCCCATCGAGCCAGCGGCGCTTAAAAATATCTCGCCATTTCCGATCATGGATGCACTCATCGATGACTCGCGTCCACTCGGATCGAGTGAGGTCAGCCACGTCGTCAGCTCTCATATCACGCCTCGCTTTCGGCGCCCGAGTCGGAATCTTCCTTGAACTGGTTAAACAGTTCCCACACGGTGGAGTCGATCAGAGCCTGCATGGTGTCGACGTCGAAGGTCACGCCGCGCTTTTCGAGAAAGTCCTTCGCGTACTGGTACTTCGCTTTTTTGTCGATCAGCCCGGAACGCGCAGCCTCTTCCGCCGCCTGGACGGCGAGTTCTACCCAGCGGAGGATTTTCTTCTGATCACTCTCCGCGACCTTGGTCGAAATCAGCTCCTTCAGCTTCGGGATCAGGAAAATCGTGATCAGCGTGAAGATCAGCTTCACTGCCAGTTCCAGAATTGGTGTTATATCCGTCTTGTTCATTTTCGATATATCCTTTCTTGCTTATCTCTTTGTTTTCGGTGATTTTAATAATACTTCCGAGCGCGAGTTCCACAGCCCCGACGATCCCGCCGACCGAAAAAGCGGCGGTCAGGTCGGTGCCGGTGAGGGCTTGTAGGACGGCGATAAACGGCAGGTAAACCGCGAGGTAGATCAGCACGGCGAGTATCAGCCGTTTTAAGTACCTCATACCGTCACCCAGCTGTTGATCTCGCTGAGCAGTATCGCGCCGGTGCGGACCTGTCGGATGGTGTAGGTCTTCCCGACGAGCCGTGCGGGAACTTTGCGTCCGGTCGTGTAAAGGTCGCCGGGCTTGATCGTGTACTCGTCGCCGACCTTATAGGTTTTCTTCGGCGCGGGCGGCTTGACGCCGTAGCCATAGTTGATATCCACGTCGCCGACGGCTTTCGAAAATTTACACTTGCCGAATTGCCATATCATGGCGTTTCCGTAAGCGGCGGGGAGGTCGGACGGCGAGGTGGTCGCGAAGGATGCCTTGCAGTCAGACTGCCGGTAAGCGGCAATCCACAGTGCCCACTTCACGAGCCGGTCGGAATTGAGCTTGTAGAGCCAGTAGTCGGGGTTTGTATACACGCCCGCTTTGTACCCATGCTTCGTGATTTCGGTACAGAATGTTTCGATAATGTCCGTCCGTAACTTTGTTGTGTACTTCACTTGTGTCTTCGCCGCGTATCTTTCGGTGTCGTATTCAAAGTCGTAGAACACCGGCAGATCGAGCTTGTACCCATTCAGCGTGTTCGCGCACACCTCGGCTTCCCGCCGCGCCTCGACGGTATCGCGAGCGTAGCAGAACCAGTACGCGCCGACGAGCATTCCGCAGTCTTTCGCCGCTTTGATGTGGGCTTCAAATTTCGCGTCGACCACTGTGCCGTACCCGGCGCGGATGACGCAGAACTCCACACCCTGTGACTTTATCGCAGGGAAGCTCCGGATGGTGTTGTGCCGGGAAATGTCGATTCCTCTCACGATTTATCCTCCCCCCATCAAGATAATCTTCACTGCCTCAACGGTTTCTTCGACCGTCGCGACGCGCTTTTCGAGCTCCGGGTCTGTGACGGTGCCCGGGGCGGGGCTTGCGTCCTCTTCCCCGGTAAAGTCGGCTTCGGTCAGCCCCGCCGCCTTGATCATTGCCTTTTCAGTCTCACTCAGTGCCACTGCTTGCCACCTCCTTCAGGTCGCGAATGTATTTCACGGTGTTTGGCACGTCGAGCCTCAGCCCGTCGTCCGCTAGTGCGTGGTGCATGGTGATCGTGCCGCCCGGTTCCGTCGCCACGAGCGGCAGTGCGCCGGTCATAAGGTCGGTGATGTCGGTGGTTGCCGGAGTGTCGAGTGCTGTGTACCCATCCGTCGTCGCGGGCAGTCCGACCCGCTGCACATAATCCCATCCGTCCGCTCTCCGGACAATTTCGTTGCAAACGCTCCCCGCACCCCATCCATATCCCGGCAGAGCCTTCACGGCGTCGGGGATGGGATAATCATCATCGGAATATTTCACCTTGACATTGCCCGCGTCGGAAAACACGGTATTCACGCCGCTTTTCGCCGTGATGGTCTTCGCGCCGGTTGCGGTAAAAGGCGTCGGAGCCGCGAGCTTATAGGCGACTGTCACCGGAGTTCCGGCGGCTTTCTGGGCGGCGAGATAGGATTTCCACGCGTCGGTATTATTTGGTATTATGTCACCCCATCTCACGCGGATTTGTCCCCAAACGACCGCACAGCCTGTCAACGTGCTGTTGTTGGCAACGGGGGAGTATGGATAGTGGCTGCAAAGCTGCGAGCTCTGACTGGGAACGGTATTAATCGCATCTGTGATTCGAGGTGACTGGTAAAACCAGTCGGATTTGTCCGACGCGATACCGCCAATCTGCCATGCTTCCGTCCCATCCAGCGTCAGCAGCGCCCATTCTTTCACTCCGTTTCCGTCCTGATCTACACTGCCACTATAAATCGTTTCGGGGAGGGAGAACGTCGCCGTCTGAGTGTCACTCCCGGCCGTTCGCGTCAGCGTGATCTTGTCCCGTCCGGATATCGGTCGTATGTTCTCGGGACTCGGATCGCCGCTTCCCGCCTGTGTCGGCGTCCAGCTTGCAGTGATATCCAGCGCGTGTCCGTCGATGCCGTTGGAGATAGTCACCGTGCTGCCCGACTGCTCCGGGAAGCCCACCTTCACATCGTCCACCTTCGCACTGACAAGTTCCCCAGTATCCCGCGCCACGGTCTTTCCGCCGATCTTCTCTATCTGTGCAAACCTACACCCGGTCGGCACGTCTTTGCTGTACGCCTCGTTCGCGTCCTCGACAAAATCATAAGATTTTCCTTCGGACAGCTTCCACAGCGCGTCGGTCTTAGCCTTAAGCTCGACGTTCTCGCGCCGGAGAAGGTCAATGCCCGTCGCGTTGGTTTCGATGCTCGTCGCGTTTTTCCCGATATTTTCGGTATTCGTCGCGATCTGCGCCGCGCTGTCCGCGATTTCCGCGGCTTTTTCGGTTGCGGTCGCGGCGGCGGTTTCGGCGGCGGTTTTCGCGGCGAGCGTATCGGTTTTGGTCTGGTCGATATCAGCTTTCGCCTGATCGATTTCGCCTTTCGTCGTGTCGATTCCGGCTTTGATTTCGTCAATCTGCGCTTTGATCTCTGCCGCGCCCTTCCTCGACGTCTCCGCAGCGGTGGCGGATTCCCCGGCAGAGGTCGCGGACCCGGCGGCGGCAGTGGCGGATTTCTCCGCGTTGCCCTGTGCAGTCTCGGCGGCGGTTTTCATTTCGGCGACGGCTTCGCGGTCAGCGGCGGTCTTCCCGGCGTTGTCCTGTGCGCTCGCCGCGGCGTCCTCAGCGCGTTTTACAGCGTCTGCAAGCCCTTCGGCGGATTTCGCGGCGGCGGTGGCGGCGTCTTTTGCGACTTTCTCGTGGGTTTCAGCGGCGCTCGCGCTGCTTGCCGCGTTTGTCACGGACGTTGCGGCGTTTTGTGCATATTGCCCGGCGGCTGTCGCGGCGGAGGCGGCATGTTCGGCGTTCTGTCCGGATTTCGATGCAGCGGCGAGGGCTGCCCGCGCGTACTCGGCGGCGTTGTTCTCGGAGGTTTTCGCGGCGTCCTCTGATGCTTTCGCATTTTCTTCCGAGTTTTTCGCAGCGTTTTCCGAGTTTTTCGCTTCCCGCTGCGAGATTGCCGCCTCGGCGGCGAGCCGGTTCACCTCGTCCAAAAATTCGTCGTACGGATCGGTTTTAGGCGATCCGGTCAGCGACCTTGCAACCGCGGTGTCATAAGTCCACGTCTTTAGCCTTGTCTCCCCGGCGTAGTAGGCAAGTTCGCACTGCCCGCGCCCGGCGTTCTGCGTGTCCGCGCCGGTCAGCGCCCACACGACGGTGTCGCCGGTCTCGGTGACGGTTGCCGGATAAGCGTCCGATTCTCCCGGTCTCTTCGCGGAGAGCCGGAAAGCACCGTCCCCGAACTCGGCGCGGACGCCGGAGACGTCAAAAATTACTTCCCGCGCGAGGTTTTCACCTTGCTTACCGAGCATGATCAGCTTGCCCGGCACGGCTTTAATTTCGATCATATTTTATCCTCCTCAGTCGATCATGGAGTGGATTCCCTGCGCCGTCAGAAAGTCTTTCTGCCGGTGTTTGACGTTCTCTGCATAGTCAAGTGCGGCGTGCATGTCTCCGTTGCAGTGGGCGTCGGGGATCCTCTGCACGGCGCGGGCTGTGGCTTCGGACAGCGCAATGGCGGCGTTCACGCTCTGGATTGTCATTATCTGTAAGTCTTCACGGGCTTTTTCCCGCTCTGCGGCTTTTTCCTGCGCGGCTTTCTCACGTTTGATGATTCTTCGCTCGATCATCCAAAAGCAAAACGCCGTGACGGCGGTTGGCAATCCAATGGCTGCGAGCATTTCTCCGATGCTCATTCGGTCACCTCCTGCCACAGCGCGGCAGTTCCGACGGCTCCCGGCTCCCAGACGTTGTTGTCGACCAGAGATACCCAGGTCTTGCCGTTATGCTTTACCTTGTCGCCCTTCATGTACGGGTTCGTCGAGTCGGGCTGCACCCACTCCGGCACGACCGACGGATCGGGGATCAGAACCTTCGCGAAGAGCGACGGCGCGGTGGTCGGCTTCCATCCCGCCTGAGAGGTGTGGTTTTGGAGTACGGTGTAAAGCACCCCATCATCCTGGACCCGCTGCCCCTTGACATACGCGACGCCGTTTCCGCTCCACTTCGGATACAGGCAAGTCGCCGAGATGGCTTCCGCCTCGGTTAGGCTTGCCGTCTCAGTCATCGCCTTCTCGATGATTGCGCGGAGCTCCCGTGCCTTTGCAATCAGTTTTTCGTCCATATCATTCAACTCCTAAAATGGTTTTGTTGACGGCCTCGATCGTCGCGAGCTGCTCCTCGAGGTTCGCGACCTTCGCGGCGAGTTCGGAGACGTCGCCTGATTGCGTCGGCGGCTTCGGCTTCTCCCCGTCTGCCGGATAAAAAGTTCCGGTCGCGTCGTCATACAGCCAGCCTTCCGGCGGCGTGGGCTTGATGAAGCGGGCGTCGCCTTCCTGCGCGCTGTCGTAGCCCCAGCCCTCGAAGACATTATCCGGCGCTTCGACGAAGAGGACGTCCGGAGGGTATTTGCCTTCCGTGTCGGCGAGTGTCGGATGCACCGGCGTCGCGTCGTAGTAGCAGAAATTGTCGACTATCTGAAATATTTTCATAATTATGCCTCCATGATGTTGTATGTGATCACGGCAATGCCGTCTCCGCCCTTGCCGCCGGTGCCACTGTCGCTGCTTGGGCTGCCGCCTCCGCCTCCACCAGCAGCTGTGCCGCCATCGCCACCCCAATACGGCGAGGGGGTGTTATTCCCGCCGCGACCGCCGTTGCCATAGGCTCCGTAGCCGCCTCCACCGCCGCCGCCGCCGAAGTTGGGTTCCCCGCCGTCTCCGCCTTTGCCGCCATATCCGCCGCCAGCGCCGCCGCCACCGGATCCAGCGCCACCAGCACCCGTTCCTCCTGCGGCGGCTATGCCATTCCCGCCGTTGCCAGCGGCAGAAGAGTTTGATAGTCCTCTTCCACCGCTCCCGCCATAGCTGCCAGAACCGCCGGTGCCGCCAGACACTGTTCCGCTAGTGCTTTTGGCTCCGGCTCCACCACCACCGGTACCGCCAGAGCCGCCATTGCCAGCATAATTGGTGCTGCTAGAAGCACGACCCGCCGTGCCGCCACTGCCGCCATTGGCGGAAGCGAGCGTGCCAAAAGACGTAGCTCCACCATTACCTCCGGCAGTGCCGCTGTTATATCCAGCGGAGCCACCATTTCCTCCGGTACCTATGGTGATTGGATACACCTGTCCTGGAGTGACTGTCAACACTTTAGACACCATGTGTCCGCCGCCTCCACCTCCACCGGCGGTGCCGCCGTTGCCGCCTCCACCGCCTCCACCGCCGAATAGCAGGATGTGAACGGAGGTGACACCCTGTGGGCACTCCCACGAGCCGGACTGTGTAAATATCTCAGTCACCGGTTTCGCTGTCATATTGAGGATCACATAACCGTCGAGCGCAGATGAATACACCAGTATCATCCACACGCCAGCTTTTATGCCGCCTTTTACTTCTTGCCCGGATGCTGTGTAAATGGTCTTCGCCCCCGTCCCATTGACATTAAGAGTTGCACCACCCGCGAGGTTATATGTGGACTTAATCCGCACCTCCGCCCCGTCCACCAGTGCAAAACCCTCCTGCGCGAGAGTCAGCGCGGAAGTCGTTCCGCCCGCTGTTCCTGATGCTGCAAGAATTTCGTCGAGGAGCTGTTTGTTAATTGCCGTGCCTTCGTTCACTACAGTGTTTTTCAGCTCCAGCGCGACGTTTTCCGCGACTTTCGTCCCGTCCGGGCGCTTGATGTCATATCGTGGAATGACCGTCGCGTCGGTCGACACTGCTTTCGCGAGCACTTCATCTTGTCTTTTTATCGCCATTTCATATGCTCCTTATCATCTGTCTTGTATAGCTGCCACCGGCCGTAAACGTTCCGGCTCGTCGGTATATTGACTTCATCCCATCGAGCAGTAAGTCGATGTCCGCGAGAACTTTCTCGATTGTGTTCGCACCGGTATATTTCAGCTTGTCCCCCGGCGCGGGCAGTTCCCCGGTTTCCGCGAGCGTGTAGTACGCGTCCCGGAGCCGCTGAACATTGTCGAGATACGTCGTCCACTGCGCCCGCCGAACGATATCGCCTTCCTGCCACTCGCGGTCTTCGGATTTGCTACCTTTAAGCACCGGTGTCACCTCCACCGGATACCCCGCCGACGTCAGCGCGGCGGCGAGGTTTTTTACCGCGGATTCGACGCGGTTGAGGGTGTTGTAGGTGAGCGTTCCGCGCTCTAACTGTGCCCTTTCGGCGTCTGTCAGCCCCGACCAGTTGCCGAGGGTCTGGTAGGATTTCCGTATCGCGGCGGAGGCGGTTTCGTCGCTTTCCGTGCGGTCATAGATTAAATTGAGATTCGCTGTATCAAGGCTCATTTGATGATCACCTCCGCGACTTGTGCGGTTCCGGAGACGTTGTGTTTCATGCTGACGATGCGTCCGGTCACGTCGTCCATGTAATCGTATTCCTGCGTCACTTTGTCGCCGACTTTGAGATTGCCAGTGAGTATCTTTTCAGATATTTCGCGGCGTGCGGAGTAGTAGTTGTACGCCGCTGTGGCGAGTTCGTCGGCGTTTGTCCGGTTCACGAGGGTGAAGTCTTTGAGCTCGACTACGTTCTCTTTGTCCCCGGCGAGGATGAGCGGACTCCGCTTCGTGATGATGGTTTGGGTTTTGTCGTATTTCTTGCCGGTCAGGACGCAGTTCGCGTCCGCGTTGATGACGGCTTGGTTGACAGTCTGGGAGACTATCTTGCCGTTCGTGATGGACAGGGAGTGGAGCGGCTCGGGGAAGGCTACGGTGATGCCGGTTCCGGTTCCGCTGTCCGCCGCTTTATACGCGGTGTAGTCGGTTGTTCCGGCGACGTAGGAGTACGCGGTGAGCCGCAGTTCGGTGAGCTTGTCGCGGAAGGTGGTCGTCTGCCCGGTGAAGGTGTTCGAGGCGTTCAGCGTGCCCGCGACGGTGTCGGACAGCTTGTACAGCTTCACTTTGTCCGAATAGCTCGTATCCACCACTGCGCCGAGGGCGAAGGCGATCTGGTTCAGGGCTTCACGGCAGGAGGATATCGCGAGGTATCCGGTGAGTGTCGCGTTTTGCAGACTGCCCGCGATTTCGTATTCGACTTTGAGCGGGGAGAGCATTTCGCCGATGAGCGCCGCCGCGTTCTTCCCGGAATAGATGCCGCCGCCGAACGGGGAGTCGTCGAGGATCGAAACGTAGTCTTCCGTCTCGATATCATAGGTCTTGTCGGAATTTCGCTCGTAATGCGTGATGAAAGTCGTCTGCACGAGCGTGTCGTCGAAATATGTGTAAACGGGCTGCTTTTCCTGAAAGATGAAGTCAACGTCGCTCTGCTTTTTAAGGGTGAAGCCCACGGTGTTGATTGAGACAGTTTCGGATACCGGCTCGATTTCCTGAAGCAGGGAGAAGTTTTCGATTTCGTCTTTCCCGAAGTTGCGGACGGTGCCGTAGAGGATGTCCGTGAGATACAGCCGGTTGCGCGGCATATTCATCTTCGAGAAGGAGATTATCAGCTTGTTGTAGTTTTCGATTTTGTTCGCGCAGAAGAAGTTCGGCTTGTCCGGTGTGAAGCTCTTGTCGGACAGCAGCGTGTCGCCGCGATACCACTTGATGCTGAGTGCCGTCGCGTACCGGTTGGAGGTCTCATCGAAGACAAGCGTGATTCCTTGCGAGGTGTACTGTCCGGTCGCGGTGAGCGTGAGGACGAGCGGAGTTTCGAAGCTGCCGTCGGTCGCGCTCGAGAGGCTGTCCGACACGAGAGCGTACTTCACGTCGTCCGGAGGGACTTCAAGAGAGCCGTCGAGGAGGACGGAGTATATCTCGCACGGATTCGCGTACATCGGGGTCTGCTGCCCTTGCAGCAGCGCCGGAGTCGAGTTGTTGGTCTGCCCGGTCGCGGAGGGGGCGAAGTTTTCTTTCGCCCCGACAGCGACGTCGGCGTAGGATACCCGGAGTTTCATGCTGCGCTCCTTTGCGGCTCCATCGCGACAAAGTCGAAGGAGAGGTTGCCCCAATACCGGTTCGTCTCGGAGTACTGCCGGAGGAGATCGTCGCTGCCGCGCGAGACATACGCCTTGAATGAGAGCGTTTCGTTGCCGAACGGGACGACGATATCGTGACTTGTGACCGGCGCGGAAATCGTTTTGTAGAGAGCGTTGTACTCCGTCTGGGACATACGATCGGTGTTGATCGTGATGGAGTAGTTGTAATAGGTTCCAATGAGATCGCGGTGCATGACGCCATCGAGTGTGCGCCCGGCGTTATCGCCGTCGACAACTTCGAAATTTCGCGTCAGCGCGGTGACGATTGCACCGTAGTCTGTTCCGTCAACTTTAACCATTACCGCGTCCCTCCGTTCGTGAATGTGATTTTGGTGTTCGCGCCGGAGCGTCTCTTTTCGGAGTCTATGGCGTCTCCGAAAGCGCGTCCGACGACTTGCTTGTCGAGGATGAGTTCTATCTTGCCCCCGCGTCCTGAGCCGCGCTGTGCGGCTGTCATCGCGCGGTAGACAGCGTTCTCGATGCCTTCGATGATCTGTGCGTTGTTCGCGACGGCAGTCCGCCCGTTGCTGAAGCGCCCGACGAGCTCGTGTGAGTTCGCGTAGAACATTCCATCCTCGGGAAATCCGCCGGTCGAGAAGGCGGGGATCATGCGCGGCGTTTTGCCAATAAGGGATTGAGCCGCGCCGCCGCTGCTGAAAGACACGGACGAGAGCACCTGATTCAGCTGTCTGATAAAGGTTCTCGCCGACGCGAGCAGGCTGTTCGCGAAGGCTGAGAAGTCCACGCGGATAGACGTCCAGACGTTCCCGAAGGCGTCCTTGACGTTGGGGAGTCCGAGCGTGACGCCGTTCGCGAATCCAATGTCAACGTTGATGCCGTAGCCTTCAAAGACGGTCGACGGTGAGTGGATGCCGAGGCTGTCGGTGAACTGAACCATAGCTTTGTTCGCCATGCCGATCATACCTTTGGCGACGTAATCGGCGTTGTAGTCAACTCCGGCGACGAAGCCCTTCGCGACGTTTTCACCCGCCGACTTGCCCTTCTGCCCCAGTTCATTCCCGACTTTATCCATCATGCCATAGAGCGGCTTGTAAATGCCGGTCTTCGTAACGTCATTGATGCCGTTCTTGATGGTTTCCGTCGTGTTGTTGACGATTGATTGTGAATTCTGGTTGGCGATCGTAGAGCTGGAATAGAATTGACGGTTCAGATTATCAAGTTCGGTTGAGGTAGTCTTGACGTTCTGCTTGGCGACACTGGTGATTTCGTTCAGCTGCGCGGCGAGTTTCGGGTCGCCGAAGGTTGATATGACTTTGAAGGTGTTTTCGTCAATGCCGAACTGCGCTTTGAAGTCGAACGAGCCGAGGTCAACCGCCTTGTCGATAGTGTCTTTGAGGCTGTTTGTGACGTTCTTGATACTGTGCCCGAGCGCTTCGGATACCGTTTCGAACGCTTTTCGGCATTCATCGGGGAATACCACGGCGCCGATGGTCGCGCCTATAATGATCGATAGCGCGCCTGCGAAAAGCCCTGCCGTTCCTGCTGCCGCGTCGGCTCCGACCATTTTTGCAACTTTTACGCCGGCAAGAGTCGCCGCCGCAGTGTTGAGCAGTGAACCTATACCGAGTTTTATTGCCCCGGCAAGGTCATCCGCGCCGGTGTCGTTTCCGAGTTCGAATATTCCGACCGCCGACATTGTAAGACCGGAAATTCCGAGCGTGAGCGGGAGCCCGAATACCTGAAAGCCTTCCGCCCCGAGGAAAAATCGGGATATGGTAGCACCGCCGAGCAGTGCCACAATGCCAGTCTTCGCGGCTCCGAGAAGTGTCTGAGCGCCGGTAACGTTAGGTGTACTCCCGATTGCCGCCGTTGTTATTGACAGGGCGGCTATGCTGAGTAGGAGCATCGGGACACTGCCTAAAAATCCGTTGCCGCTGCTGAGCGAGAGCAAGCCCAGCGCCTTAAGTCCAAGTAACGCTGCTATTCCTCCACTGACTGCGCCCATAAGCGTATCCTTACCGCTCATGTTTCTAAGGCGCGACGCTCCGAAGTCAAGGTCTATTCCGGTAATTTTGAATACTGCGAATTTGAAGAAATCCCATATTTTCTGAGGGATTTTCCACAGTCCGAGCTTATCGGCAATTTCTTTCGCGGCGTCTTTTATTTTGCTGAAATAATCCCAGATGTCTTTCGCCCAGCTTTGTATTCCTTCGCCCTTTGTCAGCCAGTTCTCGATCTGCTCCGCGATCTTATCCGTCGTCTCGCCGAGATTCTTTGAGAACATATCGTCCTCGATCTTCGCGAGCCGGTTCAGCTCCGCTTCGAGCTTTGCGAGGTCGGCGGCGCTCGTGCCGCTTCCGGACGCGCCGGTGTTCTGTGAGCCGAGAATGTTCAGCTCGTCGAACGAGAGCTGATAGAGCTTTTTCATGCTCTTAGCGGCGTCATCGGCGGAGTCGGCGACGCCTTCGTTGCCTTTGATTACAGAATCGGCGTAGTCGAATTTCGGCAGTTCAAATCCCGCGAGGGCTGCGAACGCCGAGACGATGCGCTGTCCGACTTTGACGAACGCGATCATGTACGGGAGCGTCTTCTGCATGAGCGGCAGGAAGAGGTCACCGATAGCGCGTCCGAGAAGCGTCAGCTGCGCTTTGAGGATTCTGGACTGGTTCGCGGGCTGCTCGAGCGTTCTCGCCATGTCGCCCATGGCGGAGTTTGACTGTCTCAGCAGTGAGATCGTCCGGAGCATTGCCTTTTCGGACTGGTTCATTGCGTCGACGTTCGCGGTGATGCCGAGTTCGGTCGCGAGGAGTTTGAGGTTCGCGACGGACAGGTCCTTACCGAGCGCGCGGATTGGCTCAATCTCGCCGACCAGAGCCGACCGGACCTTGTTCAGTGACTCGTCAACTTTGAGATTGTAGAGCGATGATATATCGTAAGTAAGCTGCGTCAGCGCTTTCGACATGGTATACGCCGTGCCGCTCGCCGTACCGAAAGATTTCGAAACGTCCATGAAGGTAGCTTGCATCTTCATGAATTCGGCGGGGTCGACGCCGTAGCTGTCGCCGACGAGGTTAGCATAGTCCTGTGCCTTTTCGGCGTAGCTGCCCATTGAGACGTAGAACAGGTTCAGGGCTTCGATGTACTCGTTGGCGGATTCAAGAGAATCCGTAGCTTTCAGCCAGACTTTTTTGATTGTGGCAATCGAAAATAGCTGTTTTGCAAAGTTCGTCAGCCCGGACGAGCTCTTTTTACTGCCCTTTGATATGGTCTCAAAGAATTTCTGCCATGTCGGTTCGGCTTTCTTTACGCTCTTGGTTGACGCTTCATTATTTTTAATGAAGGTCTGAATCCTCTGCGGGAACGCTGAGAATCCGCGGGCGATTTTGTCCATTTCGGTTGCGAGGGGTGCCATTGCCGCCGTGAGCCGTTCGACGGTCGCAGCGAAGCGCTCCATGTCTACCGTGTCGAGGCTTGCGGAGAGTGCGGGGAGCTTCGCGAGCTGATTGATGAACGAGGTGAGCTGCGCGCGCCCGAGTTCTCCAAGCGGCTTCAGGGATTCGCCGAGCGCTTTCACCTTGTCGAGCGCTGCCGTGTCGAGCGTCCCGAGGTTGTTTGCCGCGTCGCCGATTTCTTTGAGCTGCCGCCCTATGAAGGAAGAGATTTTCGCATTTCTCAGGCTGTCTAACGCCGTCGAGAAGTACGTCAGACTGTCTGCGGCGGCTCCGAGAGCGTCAAACTGCCGCACCGCGTCCCACATATTAAGTGCAGAGACGCTTGTTTGCAGCTTTTTCAGGCTCGACGCGAGGCTCGAGAGGTCTTTCGACGCCGTGCTCGCACTGTGTTCTATCGCTACAGACAAGCTGTCTATTTGCACTTCGTTATCTGCCATTCATCTCACCTCCTCCGAACTTTTCCTGTAACTTTCTTTCTTTATCCTGATATTCCTGCATGAGGATCATTCTCCGTGCGTATTCCTCGGGGGAAATGGCGGACGCTTTTTCCTCCTGACTCCGCAGGTCATATGGCTTATCCGGGAACTTTCCGTTCTTCGAGAAGCACGCTCCGATGGCGTCCCGGACGTATACGCCGGTCATATATGCGTGAAAGTTTATCCGATCACGTTCTTCACGCTGGTTCTTTTCGTATATATCGAGAAAAGGCTTCATGCGGCGCGGATTGAGCCGCCAGAATGTAGTAAGGTCAAGCCCGATCCTGTAAGCCGCAGGAAGCCAGTTTTCGTATACCGTTTCGGCGGCGTTCGGAGTCAGGCGTTCTTTGCCTGCTTCTTTTCCGCCGTCTTCGCCTTCGTGATCATCGCTTTGAAAAAAGCGCTGTCGTCGCACGCCTTCATGAATGCCGCCGAGAGGTCGGAGAGGTCGCCGCCCCCTACGATGTGGGATTCGATTTCACGTCCAGCCGCTTCGGCGTCTATGCCCGCGCAGTACGCGAGATAGGCTCTGAGCGCCGCGAGGGGCTTTGTGCCGAAGGAGTAGATATCTCCGCCGAGATCGTTGAGCTCGATTGTGGCGTTGAAGTCGATGGGTTTAGCCGTTATTTCCTTGCCGTTGATTATCATGGTTTATCTCCTTGAGTTTATCAGCCGCCGATAGTGGGCTTTGCCGCAAGACCGGTGACTTTGTTTACGGTGATGGTGCCGGACACCTGGAACGCCGCGTTCGAGGTGACCTCGGGGAATCTGAGCATCGAGGGCGCGCCGGAGTAGTAGAAGCTCTTTTCGTAGTTCGGAATGACCTGGGTGAACCAGAGGGTCTTGCCTGCCGCCGCCGCGGTCGCCATGGCTTCTCGCATGGTCTCCCACGCGTCGATGAAATCAGAAGCCCAGTTGCCGGTGACGTCTACGCTGCCGGTGTCGGACAGTCCCTGCTCATAGCGCTTGAATGAGGTCTCGGAGACCGGCGTGATTTCTATGGTATCAGGAGTCGAGCCGATTTCGCCCCAGCTGACGACGTTCGGGATTTCTACCCAGCCGGTGGTGGGCTGAGTGCCCGCGGTGGCCTCGGGGGCGTAGTAGAATTTGATACCGTTGGTGGTCATTTATCATACCTCCATTTTGATTGATTGAAGTTTTGAATATCTCGCGACCATCCTGTAGATGGACGCGTCGTTCTCGTTCGGGAAGGGATTGCAGAAGGTACGCTGGAAGTTGTAGCTTTGCATGGTCGAGTCGACCGCCGCCATAACTGCCTTGCATTCGCTCTTTTTCCCGCTTTTCTTGTTTGAAAACACGTCGACGGTGTAGGAAAGCCGCGCGTTGGTCTCTCCGCCGGTCACACGGAAGGAGAGCGCCTCGGAGGCGTTATCGGTTTCGCGGATGTACACATGAGGGAAGGAAGACGGCTTCGGGACGAATTCGGAGACAACTGTCGCTTTCGGGAACTTCTTCGTGACCGCCGTTCGCACAGCGTCAACAAATACGTTTTCAAAATCGATCATCTCTTCTTCGCCTCCTGTAATACCTCTTCAAAAGCTCTGTACAGCGGCATTTGCGCCGCCGTGCCGTGCGTGATGACGAGGTTGCCGTCTTCGGCGTAGTAGCCCCACGCTTTCTGATTTCCCTGCCCCTTGCCATATCCTCCGATAACGAATCCGAGGTCTGCGCCGCCGGGGTGAGGGGACGTTCCGGCGGGGGGATTATAATAGACTCCTGCCCCGAACTCGACGAACGTCACCTCGTTCCCTTCGGCGACGACTTTATAGCCGGTGCCGGTCTTTTCTACCCGGCATTTAACGTCGGCTTCGCCCCTGACGCCTCTGGCAAGGCTGTCATACCATGCCGCGTCGAAGTTGCTCTGCGCTTTTTCGCATATCCGTTCGGCGAGGTCGCGCGCGGCGTCATCAAGCCGGTTCCGGTTGGCTGACATGAGGGATGCTACCTCATCGAGAGCCGACTGTATGCTGCCGGGCGAGAGCCGGACAGTTATGCGTTTGCGCATTGTGTTTTCCTCCGCGGCTACGCGCCTACGTCGACTTGCTTCAGCGCGACGAGAGTTCCGTTGATCGACTTCGATACGCGCCTGACTCGATAGTTATACGGAGCGGTCGGCTCTGTGTCCAGCCAGACAACCGCGTTCTCATCGAGGTCGGTCGTTTCGGTGCATAGCACCTTGTCGTAGTCGATCATCGTCCCGAACCCAGCGGCGTAAGAATCGCCTTTGGCAGCGGAGATATTGCCCCACGCCTTTATGGGCTCGGTGTAGATGACTTCCTGCTCGCCGGTGTAATTGCCGTTTTCGTCGGTGACGTCCTGAGTGCCCGCGTAGAGGGCGTACCAGTACGGAATCCGGTTCTTCGCGAGGGTTCTCATGATATCACCCCGACATACGGCATTACGTTTTTATGGATGTATTCGAGGCAGGACGAATACCCGAACTGCCTTGATATTCCGTTTTCGTTGTGTGCGGTCTCACCTTCGCCGCCGATCTGCGAGAAGCCGATCATGACGGCGTTCAGCTGGACGCTTTCATATTCCTGCGGCACGTCGGTCACGGTTTCCGGTACGCTGCCGGTCGCTCCGTATCGCCACGCAAGTATTTCATCGCGCGTGAAGTCGAGAAACGCGGAAAGCGTGTCGTCGTCCGTGTCGGGAAGCCGCATCATCCGTTTCAGCCGGATCAGCTTCTCGTCGGTGGTCATGGTTTAGCCGTTCGTGATCAGGCGGGCGATCGGGATTTCCTTCGGAGCGAACTTGAGCGCCCAGTTTGCGGAAGCCTCGAGCTGCGCGTCTGTGGGGGAGTTCGTCCAGCCGGTGGAAGGCAGCTTGAAGGAGAAGCCGTTCGGGTGGATGCACTCGCGGATTCTGGTGATGAGAGTGTCCTGACCGTTGTTCTTCGTCGGCTCGCGGAAAGTCTCGACCGGCACGTCCTGTCTTGCCCAGCAGTGGCGGAGAACGCCGGTACCGAGGAGGTAGGTCGTGTACTTCTTAAGGTCCTTGTTCGCCTCGGAGCCGCCGACCGCGGTGACCGGAACGCCGTCGTCGATGATGACGGTATAGCCGTTCACGGACGCGAGACCGAGGTTCCTCTGGATGCCGTTCGCGTCGGTCTGCTTCCAGTAATCGAGAACCTGGAGGTTTTCGAGGGTGCGGGCGACGGAGGAGTGCATGATAGCGAGCTTGTACGCGTCCTTGTTGTCGCCGAGGGTATCGGTCGCAAGGTCGTTGAGGTCGGTCTCGTTGATCTTTCTCGCGGTCGCGGTCGCGGAGCCGACGTCGACGGTGTGAGCGGTCCACGCGGCGTTGCCGGTGATGCCGAAGATTGCGCCGAGGATGGCGATAATCTTCTTCTGGCGGTACTTCGCCCAGAATTTCGCGGTGGACGAGATGATGTGGCCCATCGGGTCTGCGCCGGAAAGCTCGCCGACGAAGTCACGCGCGGTCCATGCGACGTCGCGGCCATACGCGACGTAATTCTGCTGATCCGCCTGGGTCTCGGTCGAGGTGATATCGGTCTGACCGTCGTGGTTCACGGGAGTGCCGGTGAGGGTCTTGTAGAACGGAATGGTGCCGTAGTTGCCGGAGGATATGAGTCTCGAGGCGAGCACCGGGTCTTCAACCATTACGCCGGAATCGAGGAGCGCGGTCTTTTCGGAGTCGGGCTCTGCAAGCCAGCGGGCAATGAAGAGATCGTCGTCAAATGGGTAGTTGAGGTAGGTCTTTGACATTGTTTTTAATCATCCTTTCGAAAAATGTGGTGGCGCCGTGTCAGGCTTTCGGGAAGAGCGCGGCGTATTCGGTCGGATTATCGTTCTTGAACTGAACCTGTTCGGCGAAGGTGAGCTTGCCAAAGGCTTCTTTGGTCATGGCGGTTTCCGCCGGAGCCTGTGAGGGGGCTTTGACACCCGCGGCGAGTTCGCCCTTGACCTTGTTCGCGGTGGCTTCTCCATAAGCCTTGAACGCCGCCGCGATAGCCGTGGCAACTGCGGTGGTCTGCTCCGCGTCGGTGGTCACGATGCCGTCGAGGAAGGTGTCATAGGCTTCCTTCGCCATGCCGTTCCCCGCGAGGATGCTTGCCGCTTCCTGCCGGTTCGCCTTGACGGTGAGCTGCTCGATCTGCTGTCTCTGCGCTTCGAGGCGTTCGGTCAGGGTGCCTTCATTGGTCTTCATGTCCTTCTTCGCTTTGGCGAGGTCGGACGCGGTTTTGTCGAAGGTCTCCTTGTTCACGAAGTTTTTTGTCGAGAGCGCGGTCGCGATCTCTTCCGCGGTCATCCCTTCGCGGTAGTCTTCACCGAGTAAATCTCTGAGTTCCATGTGATAATCCCTTTCTGCGTTTGGTGAGGCGGTTCTCTCCGCCGTAAATCTGCGTTTTTAGGACTTCTCTGTCCATTGTTTATTGATTAATCGTCAGCGTCGCCCCCCGGGGGAAGGGGTTTGAAAATCAAAAAGAGCGCCAGAACCGACAGGCTGTGTAAAAACCTGTAGATATCTGGCGCTCTTGGCGCTCTGTGTTGTGGTGCGAGGGTTTCCCGCTTATGACGCGACCATGCGTATGACGGCGCGTGAGCCTTCTGTGTGGGCTCTGACCGTCGTTCCGCAGCCGCGACACTTTATCTCCGCCACACCGCTTATTGCTCCGAGGAGCCTTCCGCAGTGCGGGCAGCGCACTTTAATCAGTTCCGGAGCTTCCGCCGCCGGAACTTTCTTTGTTTCCGTCATTGCTTCCGCCTCCGGGCTTGTCCTGCCCTGACTTGTCCCGCGCGGTGCTCTCGAGGAGTTGGAGCCGCGCGGCGAGGTATGGGATCGAGTCGATATACGCCTGGTTCGGATCGTCGAACAGGTGAGGTATACCGAACGCGATTTCGGGGTGTACTCCGGCGTCGAGAAGGTTCATGAGAGCCTGCGTTTTGACGAGCATATTCTCAGTGTTGCCCTTCGTGAACCGGATGTCGATGTCGGCGAGCCCGAGGTCGAGCTTGCCGTATGTTTTGAGAAGCGACAGCGCGATGCGGAGGAACTGTTTTTCGCTTCGTTCCCACTGCATAACGGTGTCTCTGGCGCAGCTTTCCGCCATTGCCCATCCATCGCGGAGCAGTACGGCGTTACCGGTGTCTCCGGTCGTGCGGTTCGCGCCGTTTCTGTCCGGCATACCGCAGATTGTGAGGGCTTGCTGATAGAGGTGGTCGATTTCGACCTGAGTTTGTGACTGGTCGAGTTCGGACGAGATGATGTCGACGTCCGAGGGGTTCGAGTTGTCCGACTTGATGACGATAGCGCCTTCCTGCCGGAACTCTTTATACTTCTCGGGATCAATCTGGCAGTTGACGAATTTAATGAAACTCTGGACGAACTGTTCCGTGCCGTCGAGCCGGTTCGAGGACAGTTTGTTGATGCCGTCGAGGACTTCGAGAACGACTTCAAACGAGCCGAGCCGCGCGTTGTTGAGCGGATACTCGATTATCGGCACCGCCCCGATGCCGTGGAGTCTCGAGGACGTGACGGTGTTGTTCACGATCTCGAACTGCATCGTATCGGTCCAGACGGTGTAGATTGTCTGCTTATTGTCCCTGAGCGTTTCCTGGAACGCCATGACCGGCTTCGTGCCGAGCTCTTTTGAGTAGACGACGCCGGTTCGCCTCGGATCGAGACTGCCGATTTCGATTTTTTCGTCGTTTTCGAGGCTGCCGATGACATATCGGAACGCGGTTCCGCAGATGTGGTTCCACTCGGCTATGTCGTGGTCGATAGCTTCCTTGTCGAGGACGTGCATGATTTCGTTGAGCCGCCCGACCTTTTCGGATACCGGGTCGCGTGTCTGCGCCGCGGTGATCTCGTCGGGGGTCATGGTCATGCGGGCCTCTCCGCTCCGGATTTTCCGGCGCGTGTACGCGATGGGCGCTCCGAGGAGGTACGCGACCTTGAAGGAGACGATTTCCCACGCGTGGTTTTCGACGATTTTGTTGTTGATCTCCGGTCGGACGTCCTTGACACGGTTGAGGATGGGCTGCTTGCCCTTGTAGTAGCCGTAGAGGTAGTTTATTTCGCTCTGGTTCCGGTAAAAGGTCGGCAGTACCTCATTCAGCACCTGCACCACATTTTTCTCGTCGACCGCCGACGCGTCGGTATATATGACGTGCCGACCGGTCAGCACCGGAGATACGTCGGCTGCGCTGTTCTGTTCATCCGCCATTCTTTCACCACCAGTCGTTTTTAATTTGAGACCCGGCGCAAAGGCGTGCCGCCGGGTCGGAAGGAGAAAACCATATTCATCAGGTCGGCGTCCGGTGACGAGGAACATGGCTGACAGGCAAGGGGGGGCGCCTATCATGTATATTATACACCTTACACAATGATTTGTCAATAGATACGCTGTGAATTGTGGAGATATGACGAAATCCCGTCGTGTGCAGCGTGATTCCGCGATGATACCCGGGCGAGTCAGAACACGCGCTTCTGCACGGCGACAATTCCCCAGTTACCGGTGGCTAAGTCCATGAGCTGTGCGAGCGAATCGGGCGCGTCGTCGTGGACGTTCTTGCCGAGTGAGACGAAGGAGCAGAGCCATTCGATGAACGAACGGTATTCCGGCGTCGAGTGGTCGAAGTCGAGGAAGTGAATCTTCGAGATGTCCGGCGCGTACTGGATGATGCGGGAGAGCTTCGGGGCGTTGCCGGGGGCGCGGCGCGTCGAGATGTTGAGCGAGCACCCTTTCGCGCGGAGCATTTCGTCGATTGCCTGCGCGTATTCGGTTCCGCCGTTGTTCGCCTCGAACTGTACCTGATGCGGGCGGTGGATAAGCAGCTTGCCGACCACTTCGGGCTGTGTGAATACCTTGTTCGCGTTCGAGAACACCACATCGACACAGTACATTGAGCCGTCTCCGTACACATAGACGATAGGCATGGACAAGTAGTCTTCTCCGCCCCACGCGACGTCGCACGCGGCGATAATGCGTTCCGGCGATCCGCCCGGCAGGACACCGTTGTAGCGGAGCAGGGAATCCGGCGGGAAGACGAGTCCCTGGCGGATGTACGGAGCGCCCTGGTACTTCGCACACCATGTGCAGTCGTCGATCGATGCTTTCATGTCGCGGTAATATTCGGTCGAGAACCCGACGCCGTATTCGTACTGGAAATTCGACTCTCCGTTCGCGTCGAGCGCGGGAATGACGGTGAACCGGTATTCCGGATTGTCGCGGTACTGCTCGCGCACACGCCCGAGCGGGTCCATGACGTTCCAGCGCGTACCGACCATCAGCTGTAGTGCGCCGTCCTTCATACGGTCTTTCATCTGGTTCAGGTAGATGTTGTACTTCGCGTCGAGACGGGAGGGTGACAACGATTCCTCGAGGTCTTTAACGAGGTCGTCGACGTAGAGGATACCGTCGCGCGAGATGTCGATAGCGCCCGTCCATGTACCTTCCGCCGACCGGCAGGTCATTGTCGGGAAGCGCTTCGGGTGGTTGAGGTTGATTTGCAGGTACTTTGCCGACCGGCTTTCGATCTGCGCGTGCGGGAACACGTCGTGCCAGAGGTATTCGCCGTCCGCGTCGAGCACCGCGTTCAGCTCGCCGTAGAATCCGTTCACGAGCGTGTCGGAGTGCCCGCCCATAGCGGACGCGTCGTCCGGATGCCGCCCCATGTGCCAGGTCAGGAAAAATATACAAATCGTGGATTTTCCGACACGAGGCGGCATACTCACCCCGAGGAATTTAATCCGATGCTCCTCGAGGTCTTGCAGATCATTGCACAGCCCCATCAGAACGTTTCTTCTCGGCACCCAGAACTTCCGCGACGGCTCTCTGTTCCATTCGACATACTGCATATAGTGGTCGAATGAGTGCGGCGCGAGCAGGAGGCAGACTTTTCGTTTCAGCTCGTACCATTCCGGAGCGGCGGCTGTCTTCGCGGCGGCTGACCTCGCGAGCATACGGTTCACGACGTCGAAGAATTCTTTCCCTTTCGCCACCATGTAGGCAAGCTCCTCCTCGTATGATTCTGCCGAATTGTCCTGCGCGAGCCCCCTCAGCGCGTCGAAGTAGTCTTTCGCGACCGACAGACTGTCCGTTCCGTAAGCCGCGACAGCCTCGCACAGCACGACGCACTCCGGCAGCCGGTCGTTCCAGTTCTCAAATCCGGGAAGAACCGTTTTGTTCCCATTCTTTACCTTTTTTGATTTCTTCTTTCCAGTATCTTCACATGAAAAAGCGCCCATGACGCCACTCTCCTTTGGAAAAATGGCGCTCTGGGCGCTCTAAGTATAGGGGTACGGTACTCCGCCACGGCCGGATGCCGGTGCGGGATGTGTTTGCTATTCCGTGACCGCTTCATGCGGTCAAGTGAACGTTTACAGTATCTGTTCGCTGTCTTTCCTTTTCGGGAACAGTCCTGTTGTGGTCGAAGCCCTAACACTGAATCAGCGTTAAGTCAGCGTTGAATCAGCGTTAAGTTCGCGGCAACTTGCGTACTTGCGCCGCCGTTTACACCTTGTTTGCGCATTGTTTATAACTAAGTTAAAACTAACTTGAAACTAAGTTCAAACTAAGCGGTCTGTTACACGTGTTATTGTGTTACGGTGTTACGGTTTGTTGGAGCTTGATTGAGCCTTGGTGGAATGTTGGTGGAATTATGCCTGAGCTATCGTGCCGTTTGTCTCGTAGTCTTTAACTCGGCGGTAGAATGTGTTCGGCTTTAATCCGAGGTGCCCCATTGCCGCGACGGCTGTGATCTCGCCTTTCTTCCAGAGCCGGTATTCCTGCTCGAATGCTTTCTCGTCGATGTCTATGGCTTTCTTGCCTTTATATACGCCGCGCTCTTTTGCCGCCGCGATGCCCTCTGCCTGGCGCTCCAGGATGTAATCGCGCTCAAGCTGTCCTATAGCCGCGAAGACGGTCAGCATGAACTTCCCGGCGGGGCTGTTGGTATCGATCTTCTCTTTCTGCGACTCGAACTGTACGCCCTTCTTTGTCAGCCTGTCAACCAGGTCGAGAAGGTCGCGTGTGTTTCTCGCGAATCTGCTGATCTCGCTCACTACGACGACATCGCCCTCGCGGATGAAGCTCAGCATTTTCTCGAGTTCCGGGCGGTCGGTGTTCTTGCCGCTCGCCTTGTCGATGAAAACTTTCTCAACGCCGAGTTCTTTCATGAGGTTTTCCTGCCGTACTGTGTTCTGCTCTGCCGTGCTCACTCTTACATATCCGATTTTCATGGTTCGTTCTCCTTCGCATCTGTCAATTTTCGACTGTGCGCTGCCCGCACCGGTCGACTTTCGCAGCAGCGGCTTATTCGCTCCGCTCACCGCGCATTATCCCTTTCATGCTTCTATTATACCACATTGCAAGTAATATGTCAAGGGGGTTGACACACTTTTTTTGATTTTTCTTTGGTGGGGAGGGTCAACCGCGCCGTCTCCCCGTCAAACACACCCCCCGGGGTACCCGCCGCCGCCCTCCTGCCGCCTGCGCGCCTGGATCGCTGCCCGCGCTGTATGTCACAGGGTATACCCTACAGACATTCGGCGAACTATACAAAAAGCGTTGCATTTAACCCCGATTTATCTAAATGCAATATTTCAAATAAATGCGTCAACCCTATTGACATATATGCGAATGTGTGCTATAATAGAATCACAACAAAGGAACAGCCCCGAGAGGGCAGAAAAGGAGAACAACATGAAATACAACCGCACCATCACCAAAGCCGCTGAGATCATCAGCGTCGCGCTTGTCGGCGAAGGCATCGCCGCTGACGGCTGGACAATGCAGATCATCAGCGCCGCACCCGTCGGCGCAGACGCTGACCGCTACGCCGTCGCCGTCTATCAGCCCCGCCACCGCATCCCGTCCACCGTGTGGGCGCTGACCATCGACACAGCGCATGACGGCTGGACCATCGCTGCCCGTACAATGGAGTGCATATACAACCGCGACACCATGGGCGCAGACATTGCACCGCGTCACGCCTTGACATCCGCTATAACCGGACGCATCAGGATCACCGCACCGGCAGCGGAGACCGAGACCACCGAGACCACCGAGACTGCACCGGCAGCAGAGCCGGAGACCGAGACCGAGACCGCCGAGAGGGCAGAAAAGGAGAACACCATGAAATATATCGACACCACCAAAACACCGGCAGCAGAAATCGTGACCACCCAGAGAGCAGCAGAGATCGCCGACGCCCTGGACGGCATCCGCCGCGAACGTGCGGCATACGGCTACCGCGCAAAGCAGCGCGTCACCGCCCGCTGCATCCGCGAGGCGGAGAGCGTCGGACGTCCAACCGTCCGCGTCGGCTACTTCGACCTGCAAGACGCGCTGTCCGGGATCACGCCCGACTGCTACACAGCCGGCGTCTACGGCTGGAATTGCGACGTCTATACTATCGCTGGATTAACCATCTGCACCGGCTACCGCCCCGCGGCGGGCGTCCGGGCTGTGGGCGTCCGTGAGCTTGCAGACGCTTGCAAGGACGCAGACGCCGCGACCCGTGACCGGCTGCTTGCCGCCTGGATCGTCACCAACCGCGAGATGTCGCGAGAGGGGGCGAGGGCATGACGGCGTACAGCTTCACCGACCGGCGCGGCTGCACATGGCACCGCGTAACCGCCACCGCAGCGGGCAGGGCGTACAACGCCGGGCGCGCTGTGATGACCGCCCCCGAGGGATTCAGCCCCGCGTCCCCGTGGGGCTGTGCGGGCGTCGTTTCCGCGACCGACACGGGCGCGACCTGGCAGCGTCAGCGGCTTTATGCCGACGCATCCGCCCGCCAGTGTGGGCGCCGCTATGCGGCATGGTATCTGCCGGATGACATCACCCCTGCAGACGCCCTGCGGATCACCGCGGACGCATTTTACAGCATGGCGGGCAGATAACCTCCGCCACCGCATACAACCGCCGCCCCCGCCCGGCTAAGGCGGGGAGAAAGAGAGTATAGCATGATCACTGTTACCACCTTAAAGCCCTACAAGCTCACCGCAATTCTCGCCGCCTGGACGGCATACCGCAACGCCAAAAGACTTGCCGACCGCCGCGCCGTCGCGACCGGCTACACCGACGCGGAGAAAAAAGCTGCCAAAGCCGCCGCAGACACAGCCTATGCAGCCTACACCATCGCCGCGCAGGACCTCGCCGGGATCATCAGTGCGGCGGAGGGGCGCGCGTCCGTCCGCCGCCTGGACGTCGCCGACATCATGGCCGCTATCGATGACGTGCCGGACTGCATCTTAAAAAAACACCTGCCCGGCTGCAAGATCTACTGTAACCCCTGCGCACAGGAATTCCCCAACGCATACGGCTACCGCCCCGAGAGCACCCATTTCACAGCGGAGCGCCGCTCGCGCGACTGGTACTTAACTAACGTCTACCGCGACACCTGCACATCGTCCCGCGGGCGTCTGGTACTGACCGACGGCGCCAAGGCGGACATCATCGCAGCCGCAGAGACGCTGTGACCCCCTTGACAACCGCTCGCCGGTGTGCTATACTGTAAGCGGGAGGTGATAACGTGCTTGTAGTGCTGTACATCCTGATCGTGCCCGTGCTGATCCTGCTGGAACTCGCCCACCGTTCATAACCCCCGACCGCCCCGCGTGGGCGGTCTTTTTATGCCCCTGTGGCCCGTCTGGACTGCCGAGGCTTTTTGTGTCCGCGCTGTGACGTCCCACAAGCCCGCAGAACGTCTTGAAAGCCTCGAGAGGGTATCTATATCACCCGCAGTGTAAACACCCCGCGCAGAGCCTCACAGAGCCTCACAGCCCTATGCCCGCCGTCACCGCCTCGAGAGGGTGCGCAGCCGCCCGCGTGCCCGGCACGATCCGCCGCCGATCCGCACGCCCTCGAGGCTGCATATCTCTGTGAGCGCCTACAAGCCCCGTTAGCGCGTTTAATCCCTCGATAGGGTAAATATTACCGCCCCACCTATTTCTGCCCGTCCTGCGCCGTCTGTGCGCGCCCTGGACGGTCATATACGCCCGCCGCCCGTGCCGTTCTGCCGTCTCGAGGTGCCCCGGCAGCGCAGAAAAGGGACCGCCCCGCTCAGGCAGCCCCTCATTTTCCGCTCAATTTCCTGCCGATTTCCGAAAAATTTCCGATCCGGTTTTGAAAATCTTTTCTGCGAGTTTCAAAAACCGGATTTTTATTTTCTCGGTTCGCAATAGTCGCTGATAATTTTTCGCGATAGTCGCTCGATAGTCGCTGACCGTCCGATAGTCGCTGGCAATAGTCGCTCAAATGTCAGGGAACGTCAATCACGTTCGTCATATTGCACAATACTTTTAGTAATTTATCACTGGCAAGTCCATTTCGGCTGTCGAAAATCAAACCTTTTGCCTTACTTCACAGTCTTGTCTTCATAGTCGCTTTCCCTCATCCCTTGCAAATATCTTTCCTGTAGCTGCTTCGGCGTGAGGTTTGCCTCACCCATCGGATTTCGCGTAGTTTCGGGCAATTCTGCGTTATCCCGCATCCCGTAATAGCACTTCGCACGGAAGCAGTATGCCAAAAAATTCATCTTCCCGGCGACCACAAGTTTTGCGTCAAAAGACTGTTGAAATTCTTTAGCTTTTTCGAGAATTTGCGAGGAGATGGAGGTGAACCCCCGCTCTTCCCCATGTATAATCGCATTGACTTTTTTCAGCCCATACCCCAAACTCAGGCACACTTCCTCCCATACGGGCGTCCGTCCCTCATTCGCGCAGCGGTCGTAGTAGTCGCTGATTCTCTCCGCCATTTCGTCGTCGTCCTTCACGGTTGGCTTCCGGAACTCGGTCAGCAGTTCGCGGAGAATCTGGCTCACGAATGCGCGGTCGTCGTCGTTCTCCGGCGTCCAGACCTTGGTCGGGAGGTACTTGCCTTTGTCGCTCTTCCTGCGCAGCGCCGCGTCGGGCATGTCCTTTTCGGGGAGCGTCAGCGCGTTGATGATAGTCGCTTTGTCTTTCTCGTCGACACGCTCCGCCACGCTTTCTGCATACTCAACCGCCCGCTTCCTCGCGTAGTTGCTCGGCGCATGCCGCTCGATTTTCTCCTTCTTCGGCTTCGGCGGCGACTTCGGTCTGCCTCGTTTCTTCGGCGCAGGGCTGTCCGCTCCGGTCGCAGCCGCCTTGCCTTTCGCCGTGTTCTTCGCTCCGGCCTTCTTCTCTTCGTCCATGTGATCTCCTTTCGCCCGTTACCCCACATTACCCCTCGCCCCGAAAATGGGGTAACTGGAAAATGTCAGGTAGAATGGGCATATATTATATATGTTACCCCTGTTACCCCTGTTACCCCTATATTCTCGTATACGCGCGTACATTTTTGTGTCTATCTCAAAAAATTTTTTTCTCGCGCGTATATAGCATATAAAATCGCAAAATTGGGGTAACGGGGTAACAACACCCGATTTTGTCAGGTTTTACGGGCACTTTTCTGTTACCCCGGTGGGGTAATGGGGTGGTAACCGGGGTAACTGCAAAATAAAGATACACAATATATGCCCGAAAAGTCGCTGACAATTTGTGATTTCGTCTAAAATGTCAATTTCCCTTCCCCGTTGGGGCCTTCGTAAAGGCAGACGCACTTCGCGAGCGCGCCGTGCACACGAACGGGGACGGTGTTCTTTTCGCCGATGCGGATGTGCCCATGATCGCGTGCCCACGACAGGAATGCCTTATAATTAAACCCGGCGTCGCTCATGATCCGGGACAGCACCGTGCCGATGATGGCGATAAACGGCTTGCCGTCCGAAATGTCCTTGTACTCGCCCCAGACTTCCCGCATAGGCATTCCGTCTTCGGCGACAAATTTCGACCGGTTCTCAGCGATAGTCCCGTAAAGCCACTCGAGCGCCCGCTGATTGGCGTCAACGTCCTGTTTGGTCGGGAGGTATTTCGCGACGTCGGTCGCCGACAGCTGTGTGCCGGTGTGCCAGATCAGCAGCTCCGCGAGAGCATCCGCAGTGAGGATCAGCGACGCTGAGAGCGCGAGCTTTTCGGTAGTCGCTGACGCCTCGAATGCCGCGCGGTACTCTTCCTGCACCTTCTTCGCGGCTTCAAGCACCTGCGGTGTGAGTCCTTCGACAAATTCTTTCCCCGCAAAGCCCCAGTTGTGGGACAGCGTGTCGGAAAGTCCGCGATAGTCGTCCAGAAGTCGCTCGTCCCCGCATGAGATTTCGATGACGCGGTTCATCGCGCCCGCGCCGGAAGAGTCGCTCGAGATGGGCATTTCTCCGGTGGTGATGATGGTGTTCTGCCAGGATTTGATCTGCTGAAAAGAACCATCCTTCGACCCGCGGGAGCGCCCTTGCCCCTCGGCGAGCATATAGATAATATCGTCAAAGTCGCGGCGGTTTTTGACCACTTGAAGCTCGTCCACGCAGAGGGGAGCAGAGTTGAAGAATCCCGCGGCGGTCTCAAGCCCGACGATAGTCGAGTTGAAATTCCGCACATACCCCTCCGACGAGTTGGGGGACGCCCAGACGGACGCGGCAAGCTTCAAGAGCATGGTCTTGCCGTTTCCGGCTCTGCCCCAGACGTGCACGAAGAACGGCAGCGCGTGGAGCGGTCCGACGAGAACGGACGCGAGAGAGGCGGCGAGTACAATCCGCGCGATGGTGCTCTCGTTCCGCGCCTTCGACGCAGCCCTGAACCAGGCGTCGCGGTCTCCGTTCGGGTGGAATGAGTCGAACACAGCCCTGAACCCGGGCGCGCCGTCGAACTCCACAGAGTCGGCGTACGGCACGAATTTCCCGGAAGCCGTCCATCCGACCCGCGCGACGGAGTGGCGTTCGGGGAGTCGGTCGTAATTCCACGCCTCGAGGTCGGTAAAGTACTTGACGAGAGCTTTCGCGTTCTCGGAGTCGACAGCGATCCCGAGCCGGGCAAGGTCGATGATCTTCGCCGCCGACGCGAGGATGATCTTCTCGACGACAACGGTCCGCCATTCCGCTGACCGCTTGAACGACACCTCGAGCCGGACCTCTCCGGAGTCGAGATTGACGAGCCGCCCGGAAATCAGGATCGGGTGCGGGCAGATAGTCGTGACCTCGCCGAGGGACGGAACGGAAACGCCTGTATCCGTACAAATGTACTTGCCGCAGTTCAGTTCGATGGGCTGTCCGGTGAACTCGGTCGTGTTGGTATAGTCGCTCTCGTTGACCTTGCCGTCGCCGAATTCTTTCACATAGTCGCGCATTTCCGCCTTGAACCCGGGGTAGCCGATTTTGCGGGCAAATTCGTCTATTTTGACGAGTGCGCGACGATATGTAAAAGGATTCTTGTAATAGTTGCTGTAGAGCCAATTGTGCGGGACAGCGCTCTCGAAATCCTCGAGCGTCCATGCCGGGAGTTCTTTGATTTTGGGCTCGATGATTTCAGCCACGGTTTGTTACGTCCTTTCGTGAAATGGTGGAGGGAAAGTCTGTGCGAAACGAACAGGCGTTCTTAGTTGTCGCTCCCGTTGCAGCCCCTGCCGCATGGTCGAGATTATCTCGTCGACCGGGTAGCTGCTCGCGTCCCCGCGCTGGATGATCTCGTCGATAGTCGCGGCGAGCGTGCGAACGCAGTTGTCGCGGAACGGGGTCGACGGAAGGTCCTGCACCTGGTGATAGAACGTCGCGAGGCGCCGGAAGTCGTCTTTTTCGCGTTCAGCCCGCCTTTTCCGTGCTTCCGCCGCGAGCTGCCGCCGCCTGATCGCCTCCGGATCAACGCCCGGGGCGATCCCGAAATCCTCAGCGAGCTTCCGCACGGCGTCCGGGAAGGAGAGGTTAAAAATCTTTTCGACCAGCGTGATGACATCTCCGCCCGCGCCGCAGACGAAACAGTGGAAGGAGTCGTTCCGGAACGAGAGGTTGTTGTCCTTTCCGCCGTGAATAGGGCAGGGGCAGCGGTTTCCGCGGCGCTTGGACAAGTCGCCGTACCGCTCGAGCGCGGCGGGAACGGAGACGGTCGCCTTGACCACCTCCACGTCGTAACGGGGATATCCGCTCATAACTTCGCCCCCAGAATCTCGATGATCCGCCGCCCGGTACACCGCTTGTCGCAGAACAGGAAGTCGACGCCGTAAGAGATGTGGACTTTGTAAATGCGCTCCATAAGCTCTTTCCCGCTTATCGCGTATGGAATTTTCCCTTGCATCGGGTTGTGCCAGTCTTTGACGTCGCGGATCGACTTGCACCACCCGCCGTGCTCGCACAGCACGACGAGATGGATTCCGAGTTCCTTCGCGAGCCGCACTTCGCGCATGAACCGCCCGGAGTCGTTGGTGAGGTTGTTGGCAAGCTCGCTCAGATTGTGTTTCCTGTCTACTACAAGTTTAGAATTATCCATGCTCACATAGTCGCCGACGATGAGCTTTGAGGAGTAGTGTTTTATTCCTTGCTCGTCGAAGTATCGGATGACCCCCTCAATGATGTGGGCTTTTTCTCTGGTGTCAGTGATGATTGTCATATTTCACCCACCTCAGAACGGCAGCACGTCGCCCTCGGGCAGGACCTCAAAATTGGGAACGTCCTGAGACGCGCTGGGAGCGTCCGTAGCGGTCGTTCTCACCTGAGGAGTATAGTTGCCCGCCTGATAGTTTCCCACGCCCTGAGCGCCGCCCTTCGCGCCGCAGAAGTGGCACTTGTCGACGTCACAGATTATCGTGGAGCGCTTCTGCCCCTGATCGTCCGTCCACGAGTTGGTGATGAGCCGCCCCTCGACGATGACCTGATCGCCTTTGTGGAAGTATTTCGACAGGAATTCCGCCGTCGTTCTCCACGCACGGCATTTCAGGAAGCAGGTCGATTCGACCTCCTTGTACTTTTCGCTCCACGCGACGTCAAAGTTGCAGAAGAAGACTCCACTCGCCGTCTGCCTCAGTTCCGGGTCGGCGGTGAATCTGCCCTGAAAAGTGACTTTGTTCAGCATTATTTCTTCTCCTTTCCGGCGGCGATTGCGGCGTCGAGGGTCGCCGTCATCTCATTTGCTTCGGGCGCGGAGTCGAACCACTCGCTGACCTTCGCTGCGCCCTCCTTGATCGAATTGTAGATTCCGATATAGTCGACAAGATCGTCGGTATTCATCGTCTCAGCCTTACGTCCGAGGCGTCTCTCGATCATCTCCTGATTGACTCCGAGCTTCGCGAAGGCGACGACCATGCGGCGGACGCGGTCAGTCAGGGGCTCGTCCGACTTTCCAGCGAGAGTCCGCTTGCACTCGGCGATGGCGTCCTCGACAAAATCCGCGGGGAGTATCGCAAGAATTCTCGCACGGAGGCGTCTTGCGCCCATGTTCGCGTTGATCTCGTAGATGTCGCGCTGAGAAGTGAGTGTCACCGAGCCGGATTTCGTCTCGCGGATGTGCGGATTGGTGAAGTTCTGAACGCTCATCGCGTTAGTTTCCAAGTCCCATGCGTAAGCCTGCATTTCCGACTTACCTTTGTCCTGCGAAAGCTCCTTGATTCCGTAGTCGATGTTTCCCCAGCACCGTGCCAGTTCCTCGGCGAACCGGATAGTCGGACCTGTCACAGAAGAACCGGAGCGGTTATACGAATAGAATGCTTTTTCGGCGAGTCCCTTGCGCTGGCAAGCCTGTATGGCTTTCGCATACGCGGCGGTTTCGTCGCGGGGGAATCTCTTCGCGATGACGAGCTTTCCCTGTGCCTCAGCTATCGCTCTCTGGCTCTCGACCGCGACGGTTCCCTGGTTGACATTATCCATGACAGGGAGCCCATTCCCCATAGTCGGCATATTCGGTGTGTTCCAGGGCTGTGCCGCCCCAGTATAAATAGATTCGGTGGTCGCGTTATCCATTTTCTGTACTCCTTTTAATCAATTCGTTTTTAACAGTTCGTTGAGTGCTTCGTCGATCGCTTTGTTTATGCGCCGATGATAAGCCTTCGTTTCACCAATAGTCTTGCACCACTCAATGTCGCGCCCGAGGAGGTAGTCTTCCACGGCAGCCTCGTCGATGGGGCCCAGCGAATAAACATCAGGCGGTGAATAGCTCGTGAATTTGCTGACCGGCTTAGGCTCTCGCTTCACGCCGATCATTGTCCTGCGCCAGTTCTCAACGCCGTTCAACCCACAGAGCTTCGATTCGGGCAGCGGCATTCCATTCAGCATAGTCGCCTCCTACTCAATCTCTTTCGCCGCCCACTTCGGTAGCCCGAGCGTGTTCACCATCCCGAACGCGCCCTCATACCCGTACCAGTTGCCGGAGTCGAGACAGGATTTGTAAATCCCGATAGCTTCCCGGAATCTGTCCTGCCCGCTTTTGATCATGAGGTCGTCGGCTTGCAGGATGTTGATGAGGTAGGGCGGTTCCTTCTCGACACAGACGAACAGAAAGTCGCACCCGACATTGCGTTCTCTGCTCACTGCCTCCATGAACATGGCGGCTTGCATATCGTATCCGAGAGCGTAGGCTTGCTTCACCATGGTCTCAGTGTCAGCCCTGGCACAGGTTTTGAGGTCGACAATCAGCGCTTTGCCGTCGACCATCTTCACGCAGTCGGGGCGCGCCTGACAGTCGAGCCCGGTCATGTCGTCCTGCCAGTAGTAGGACATCTCGACCTCGCCCCGGAGAAGGAAGTCGGCGCGTGGGTTTGCCCGGATAGCGCCGGTCATTTCGGCGATAAGCCCCGCGTCGTCCGCAGAGATTACCGTTTTCCCTTGCGCACTTTCCACAAACGCCTGATATTCTTCCTTCCCGGCTTTCGTTCGCCTTTCACACTGCGGCGCGACGGCGTACTCGTCGAAGAATCCATCCGGCTCGAGCACGTATTTGTGCAGCGCGGATCCGAATTGCATCGCGGCGGTTGGCGGCTCGGGATGGTCTTCGAGCCACTTGAACTTTGCCGGGGTGTCGCTCAGGAGCCGCCAGAGCTTCGTCTTGCTGACACTCGGTTTTGCGTGGTACTCGGCAATGGAATCTTTTGCTATCATGTTTTTGCCCCCTCTCTCTCCTTGAGCTTCGCGACCAGATACCGGAGGTTATCCTCGGTTATGTTGAATGTCATCGACCAATAGTTGTCCTCGTCCCGCGCGATGCGCCGCGTACGACCGTATTCGTCATAAAAGGCGAAGTCGCCCTTGAGCCGCGGATGCCTCGCGTCGCCCGAATTATCCCCATCGTCGTTCCAGAGCTCGAACCACGAATCGGGATGCTCGGCAACGTAGCCGAGGATTTTGATGATGTAATCCATGAGTTTACTGTGCATCGGTCATCACCTCGTAGTCATTTCCGCCGATCTCGCTTCGGTATATGTGCAGCAGCTTAGTATCGGAATTCACGAGATGATCCGGGAAGAAAAGCATCAGTTCGTCGTCTTCTTTCAAGGCGATTATCGCAACAGCTCCTTTCGGAAGTATGCCGCTTGCAGCGTTCAAGTCTCTCTTCAAACGGACTTTCGTTCCAACTTTCACGTCAGCTCTCAGCTTATGATTGGCAAGGCTTATCCTCTCTTTCCCCGAGCGAGCCTCGAGGGTATTGAGGTATGCCCGCATCGTTGCGCGCTGCTGCTCGAGAAGCCAGACCGGCGAATCGGGTTCAAACTCGAGTTTGCCCGCGTAATACTTTTCGAGCATCGCACTCAATTTTTCGTACCTGATTTTCGTCTGCTGATACTCGGCTACGAATCGGTCTCCGTAGTCGTTTGAGAGCATCAGGTCGATGGTGCCTTTGAGTTCTTTCATTTTTGTGATTATCCTTTCTCCCACCAGATGTAGCGGGGTTTACTCATCGTCCGCCGCGTGATGATCGCCATCCGTACAGCAGAGCCGGTGACAGTTTGGACAGGTCGCGAAGTAGTCGGGGTGCAGCCATATGTGACGCATACTTACGATATCCGTCTCGAAGATACAGCCGCAGTGTGGGCACTTGAACCGGAATGCGTCGGGGGTCTTGCCGGGTTTGATGATTTTAGTTGCCATTGCTTACCTCCTTATTTTCGTTTCGTAGCGGTAGCACCTCGCGCCGCACGTCGGGCATCTCATTGCGGCAGCGAAGACGGTAGCAGTGTCGTATATAATTCGATAGTCCTCCCTTTCGCCCTCAAAGGTGCACCCGCAACTGGTGCACTCGAACCGTTTCGTCGTGTCGGGCTTTTTGCCCGGCTTGATAATCTTAATCGACATCGTCGTCCTCCTCATCGATTTTCCCGTTTTCGATCATCTTTATCACATATATCCATGCCACCACCCCGAACGCCGCCGTCATTATCCCGCCGACAGCGATCAGAGTTACTGCAAGCGGGAAGACGTTGAACGGCTCGAACATCCCTCTCGAGCCCAGAAGGACGCAGCCGATCCCAAGAATCGCGATGGAAATGTACAGCAGGATAAATGGAGTCGATCTGAGAATTCTCATTCCTCTACCTCCTCGAGCCAGTACTCCCTCCGGCATTCTCCGCAGATCGGATCAATGTTGTCCCGCGTTTTGCGTGGGCACTCAAATTCCGAATCCATGCTATCCGGGCAGAACGCTATTATACCGTCGGCGGTCATGCTCGCCCTCGGAAACATCTTCAGGAACTCGCTCTGCCGGGTCTTCCGGGAGTGCTCTTTTCCCCACTGTTCGACGATTTCGACAACCTCCTGCGGGTGCTGTGCCATGTAATAAATGCACATGTCGTCGACGCCCATACGCTCATTGACTTCACAACCGTTGCAGCGACCGTTAAGCGACCTGCACATCCTGTCACGCGTCACGAGAAATTCAACTGCGTCCATTTTCGTCCTCCTGTGCACATGCGTCAATGTCCCAATCGCAAGGGCTATAAGGCCACGGGCGAACATTTTCGATGTTTGCGCCTGTAATCCGGCACTGTCTCTCCCCGCGAAACCGCCATGCGGCGAGCGGACATCTCGAACACAGACGGACGTTTTTCTTGCACTCGCTTTTTATCACTTCGAGCGCGTGTTTCAGTTCAGGCGTCATTTTTTCCCTCGTCATTTTTTCCCTCCTATCAATAGCGCGATCATCAATAAAATCACCCAACCTATCGCTGTAATCCACAGCGGAGACAGTACCCATGTCCACGACCATGCGATAAGCCCGCACAGCTTAAGAACGATGAACACTATCGTCAGCGTACCGGCGATGCCGACGCTTCCGCATCCTGCTTTGTTGTTCATTGCTTGTCCTCCTGTATCTTCCTGAGCCGCTCCCAGTCATCATACGCGCCGTGCGTTTGACTCCGGCAGTCGGTCTCATTGTCGTAAAGCTCGCAGCGCCTGAAACTGTCGAACTCCCACAGCCCGTGAATCTGCCGTCCGCGGTCGTCGACTAGCCCGATGAGGTCATCGCCGTCGTCCGTTTCGAACAGCTCCCGCACGTGCCCGAGCTTAACTCGGCCGTTCTGGTTTACATAGTAGTCGCAGTAAGGTCTTAGCGACTTGTCCCGCGGAGACGGGATATAGGCTTCGATCTGCTTTCGTGTCTTCTCGTCAATCATGATTTCTCCTCCTTCTCAGCGGCGAGCCAGTACTCTTTTCGACAATCGCGGCAACTATCCTGTTCATTGCATACAAGTCGCTCATCTACGTTGCCCGGACAAATGGCCAGAACACCGTTGCGCACAACGGCGTGTGGAAACATTTCAAGGAGCCTTTCCTGCCGGGTCTTGCCGCTCGCGGTTGGTGCATCAGTTGGTGTATCGGTCTCAGTTGGTGTATCGGTTGGTGTACCGTACTTTTTGCCGCCCGCGGCATGCCAGACCTTTCTGCGCACATCCACAGAATGGTCATCCCCGAAATCGCTGTCCCACGTTTGCGGAATCCCGTTGATCTTGCAGCTCAGGTTGTCGCGGCAGAACAGGCAGCCCTTGCAGCTGTCGAGACGTTCCTCACAGTTCCTGCTCAGCATCCTTGCGGCTTCCCGCAGCTTCTCGTCTTCGTTTTTCATAATCGTTCTCCTCATTTCGATTTTATAACTATGTGTGTTCTCCCGCGCCCGAGGAGCTCGTCCTGCATCATCTGTGCGACTTTGTCCTCCTCGGCGGTTTCGGGTCTGTAGTTCTTTCCGGCTCTTTCGGCGTAGTCGGACGTGATGTCCTCGATCCCTTTCAGGACATACAGCAGTCTTTTGTCGCCGAACCCCGCGATGTCATTGAGCGCGAGGCAGGTGGCGAGCAAAATCCGGTTCGCGTAGATTTTCTGCCGTTCCGCGAACTCGGCGTCGACCATAGCCCGGACGGCTTCCTGCGTCCCCGCCGGGAGGTTCTGCCGCGCTGTGGCGGCGGACATTCGGGCTTTCATGTCTCAGCCCTCCTGTAGGTATTCCGCCTCGACGGGAAGAGCTTGCGGTTTTCGGCGCGGAGCTGGTAGAAGTCGCTCCGCGACCTGTGCAGGGCGTTGCAGATTTCCGATTCGCTGATATCGCGATCCGACCACATATCGGCGGCGCGGGCGATTTCCTCCGGCGACCAGATTCTCCCGCGTTCGTGGCGGCGGGGGAAGAGTTCGCGGTTCCGCTGCATGACGCCGCGGACGGCTTTCTCCGACCGGCAGACGGCTTCGGCGATTTCGCAGATGTCCGCGCCCCGGTTCCAGCACTCCGCCATGTACTGGATGTCTTCGTCCGACCATCTTCCGCGGTTGACGCCTTTTTCGATGTGGCTTTCCGCGACGCGGTCGGTGTTGTCGTGTCCGCGCTCCGGCGGGACGACGGTGACGAGACCTTTCAGGATTTTCCGGATGACCATGACCGGCAGCCTCTCGCGCTCCGCGATTTCGTGGAGCTTCTTCTCGGGCTCGTCGCAGCTTTCGAGTTCGGCGAGTATTTCCTCTTTCGTTATCATTTCGCCCGCCTCCTGTTCTTTCTCGGGAAGAGGTCGCGGCGTCGCTGAATGATGTGCGCGAGGATCTGAGGGTGCATATCATACTTGTGGGCGATATCAGCGGTCGTCCAGCCCGCCTCCCAAAGCTGCGCCATGTCGGCGTACATATCCTCTCGGGCTTCTTTCACAGTTCCGCCTCGGTGATGATAAATCGCGGTCCGGAGCGCCGCACCGGTTGTGCAGTACTCTTCGGCGATATCCGCCGTTCTCTCGCCCGCCCGGATGCGGCTGAGAACGTCGTCGATCACAGCGTCAGTCCAGAATCGCGGCATCATAGAATTTCGCCCTCCCATGCTCAATTTCAACCTCAACGGTGTGCGCTGTCAGGAGCGCTCGCACCATTGCGCGGAGTTCGGCGTTTTCACGCCTCAGCTCGTTGTTGTGCTCCTGCTCGATGCGATGGAGCTTGTCCGACGCGATTTTATTTGCTGCCTCTATCATTGGGAATGAGCCTCCTTGTTACGAGTTCTGTGATTCCGGCGTTGTTGAGCCCCGAGACGTCGATGCCGAGATATCCGCCGTCGAATATGATGTAAACATGCTCTTTTGTCCCCACCTTGCCGTAGGACACGGCGAGGATATCGTCGTCCAGCGCGCGAAGCAGCGGGGACAGGTGGGAGTGAACGAAATCGGTTTTCTTCATGGTCTGTCCCCCCACGAGCGGACGCTTGCCATTCTCGCGCCGGTCGGTGTCACGGTCAGCCCGATTGAGTAAAAGCGGTCCGGTGCAAGTATCGGCTCGTCATCAAAGAGGGGAATGAAGATGTCATTTTTCTTCATCCAGCTCCAGCACCGGTGAAAGGCTTTGCCTCTCGCGACTATCGAGCCGCGATAAATGTCGTGCTGTCCGTTCGATTCGTAGGTAACGTCGTACACCAGCGCATAAACGCGATCGGTGTACTTCTTTTTCTGCCTTTTGTTCATGGTTTTCTCCCCTTACCCGATTCAGCCCTCGTCGTCCTCGTCCATCATCTCATCGGCGATCTTGCACGATATATTCCAGAGCGTTTCCTGGTCATGCTCGATGACGGCGCGGACAGCTCTCCGGAGGTTTTCTACGGTGAGTTTTCCATCATCCACCATGATGTAGCAGTGCACCTCCGGGTACGCGAGCGTGAGGTGGTCATTATCGACTGTCATTTTGAGATTGTCAAGTCTGTGCCCGTTTATCGGCTCCTGGTTCCCGGCGCGGTGTGCCAGCCAGCCGAGCATTGCGTCGGCGTCGTCTCCGAACTGGCTCATGGTGTGCTCGACCTGCATCTTCGAGACGATTTTTCTTATCGCGTCGGCAGTGTCTTCCTGCGCGGTCTCGGTCTTGTTGTTCTTCTTCTCTTCGTACATTTTGGTTTTCTCCTTTAATCAATTATTCTCCCCGAGCAGTGTCGGGACGGTGACGTTCAGCGTGTTTGCGATACGCTGAATTTCACCTATGGTAAATGTTTCCGGTCTTTTCCGCCGGTCGCGGAGGGTTGAGTACTTGAACCCCAGCGCGGCGGCGGCAGTTGAGCAGTCAACGCCGTCTCGCGTCCGTTTCATCATGTAGATGTCAACGGAGTCTCTGAGCGCGTCGAGCTGCTTCTCAGCTACCGTTTTGGATAGCCTTGGCATTCGCAGCGCTCCTTTCGTCCATGTCCATGCTCTTTCCGTAGCGGTAGCAGATGGCGGTTGCCGCCGCGCGGACTTCCTGCGCGTAGTCGGAGTTCCGCTCGCCGGAGAGAATCCGGCTGAGGAAACTGTCCGAGATTTCGTAGCCGACCATACGGAGCTGTGCAATCAGCCATCGTCCGGTCAGCTTATGCGTTTCCAGAAATTTCGATATATCCATTGTTTATCATCACCGCCCTTTCTACTTCACGCCCGTGTCTTACCGTGCGGGTGTTCTTTCCTTCGCTGTCCCTCACGAGGTATCCGTTCCTTGCGAGGGCGTCCAGCGCGTCTTTCGGTTTTACGCCGAGTTCCTTGAACCTGGCGTATGCCGCTTTCCGGCTTATCGCGATCCGGTGGTCGTATTTGTCTTCCCAGATCGGCGTTTTGGCGAGTTCATTGACCGCTTCATACAGGGCTTTCAGGTCTGCCGCGATCTTCTCGTCCTTCGATTTCCGTTTTTGTTTTTCCTTGATGAGAGCCTTCTCACACTCTGCGATCCGCTCGTCGAACCGGCGCATGGTCTCGGTGACGTCGGCACGGAACGCTTTGATTTCGTCGAGAAGTTCCCGCAGCTCCTCATTCGTGGTCATGGTGTTCTCCTCCATTTTAATCGTCGTCCTTCTCCGGCTCGTCTTCCTTCGGCGGCTGGCTGAGCAGCCACTCGACGGCGTCGACCAGGGCGCCGATGTCCGACTTGTCTTCGTCGGTGAATATCATGTACTGCTGACGCGCGCCCCTTATGGTAATCCTCAGCTCACCGCCGTCCATCCAGACGTTGGCGGAGAGGCCCGCTGTTTTCGCAGCGTGGAGCGCTTGTACGATCAGGGTATCGATCAGCTCGTCCTGAGCGGTCTGAATTCTCCCGAGCTTGTCTTTGTTTTTCTGCGCTTGTTCTGTCATGGTTTTCTCCTCCTTAATTTGGCACAAAATCTTGACAAATCAATGACAACGTGATATAATAGTAGTACCACATAGCAACCGTCGGGTGAGGGCTCGACACCCTATACTGAGAGCGCCACAGAGCGCCGAACCGTAATGGGGAGGTGGTCTAGTGAGTAAATTCGAGAAACTGTATTTAACAATCTGCATTCTCCAGCTCATCGTTGACCTCTTAATGCTTGGTCTGACGCTTTAATCAACTGACCGTTTAAGCGACTGAGTTCACCGACATTTCGATTATCGCACATCCCAGAAAATAACCGCATTCAGGAATCCGCCTGAATACGGAGTGCCCTCACCCGGCGTCGTTTTGCCTGTCACGAATTTGTGACTGATAATATTATACTCCAACTTTCGTTCTATGTCAAGGGGTTAATAGAACTTTAGTTGGATTCTGCGATGTGCACAAAGAGGGAGAGAGTACTTTGTTCAATATGGACATCTTCAAAGATAGAATCAAAGAGCGTTGCAAGATCACTGGTGTGTCTCAAAAGCATCTATGCGATGCAGTTGGCAAAAGCAAACAATATCTGAACAACGTATGGGATGGTAAATGTAGCGCGACATCCGATGAGATTGCGTCGTTTGCATCAATCCTCTCTACTACTCCCGCCTACCTCACCGGCGAGACTGACGATCCCGCCCCGGCAGACAGCCCGGATGAGCTGTCCTCCGAAGAAAAAGAACTGCTCGAGCTTTACCGGAGCGTGTCCCCGGAGAAGCAAGAGTTGTTCAAGAAAATCATTGAGCAGATGAAAGGGTGATTGGGTTTGAGCAAGAAATGCAACAGGTGCGGCAGAGAAGTCCCTGACGACGCGATACGATGCCCATACTGCACCGACAGCGGAATCGGGGTAGATATGACCGGCGTGTCGCTGAAGGACGGCGACGAGACAGATAAGGCGTACCGTGAAGCGCACAGTGACAGCCGACCGGTGAAACAGTACGCGCCCGACTCCGTGCCGTGGCTGAGAAGAACGTCGGCGGTATTCAGTGTCGTGGCGGTGATTATATATGTTGCGGCGGTCATGGAGATAATCGGCGTATGACTCAGCGGTATGTCGGGCGACGTCATCCCGTTTTGGGTAGGCGTTTTTATTGGCTTGCTTGTAGTAGGCACTATTTATTCGGCAATCGGTGCGCACCTGAGCGGTATGGCGGATATAGTCGACGGTCTCGATGCGCTGAACAAAAAGAAATAAAAAAAGCCGCCCGAAGGCGGCGAGTAACTATTCCTGCGACTGTTTGAGCCGTCGCAGGAGGGCGATTGCTTTGCGCTTGTTTTCAGGCGTAAGGGTGCGGAAGTCTTCGATAACACGGCGTTCATCTTGATCGAGGTGCTTGCTTCGGTCGGGCGGTTCAGGCTGATTCGATGTGTGCGGCATTTGTTGTCCTCGCTTTCGCGTTTATTTCATGATTCCATTATACACCTTTTTGCACAGAAAAGCAAGGGCAATCGTAGGTCATTTTTCGACATTTTGTGGGTGATGGAGGACAATTCATGGTTAGCATAATAATAAATCCGGACATTTTGCGCCGGTTGATGGATCAGCAGCACTACACGAACGCTCGTCTGGCGGAGGAGACGAAGTTGTCCGAGGGCACGGTGAAGAGGTTGCTGAAGGGCTGCCCGACGACATACGTGACAGCATCGCTGCTGTCGATGACACTCGGTGTGACGGTTGACGAGTTGATCAGCGGCGAGACCGCAGCGAGCGACCAGGAGGAGACCGTCGAGATGACGGCGGAAGAAGCCTTGAAGATGTTGGAGAAATTGTATCTCGACCGCATATCGGATTTGAAAGCGGTGATTGTCCGCATGAGCCGGGAGTTCCGAGTCGCGGTGACGATTGCTGTTGTACTGATGGCGTTCATATGTTTTCTTTTTGCGTTTGACGTCATAAACCCGAGCGTGGGATGGATAAAGAGGTGATGAGATGATTATGGACAAGCTCCCGAGCGGAAATTGGCGGGCGCGGATTCACCTCGGCGGAGGAAAATACAAAACGATAACCGGAGCGAGCAAGAAGGACGTTCAGTTGAAAGCAGCGGAGTTTGAAGCAGGGCTTCTGAGCGTATCGGAGAATGCATACGACTCGATGACTCTCGGTGAAGCGATGAAAAAGTATATCGACTCCAAAAACAGCATCCTCTCACCGTCGACGATCAAAGGATATGTTTCGATTTCTGAGCATTGCGTTCTCGGCCTCCAAAAAATAAAGTTGAAAGATATCACTCCTGAAAGAATCCAGATCGCCATTAACGACGAGACCGCGCAGGGCAGGGGAGCGAAGACGTGTAAAAACATCCATTGCTTTATTTCGGCTGTTCTGAAGATGTATAAACCCGACCTGCATTTGAATACGCGCTTGCCGCAGAGAGTGAAAAAAGAGATCAGCATACCGCAGGAAGAAGAGATAAAAAAACTGGTGGAATACTTCAAAGGGACAAATATGGAAGTCCCGTTCATGCTCGGCGCGTTCTGCGGCATGAGAGCGTCAGAAATCACCGGATTGGTATGGAAGAACATTGATTTGAAAAACAATCGCATAAGAATCTGCCAGGCGTATGTACGCGGCAACGACGGATACGTAATGAAGGGGGCGAAATCCGTCGCGGGAGAGCGCAGCATTAAGCTGTTCCCATTCGTAAAGACGGCATTGATGGAGCACCACAACGATGATCCCGACGCAAGGGTATCCGAGGTGCAGAACGAAACCCTGCATAAGCGGCTGGCCAAAGCGCTTGTAGCATTGAACCTCCCGCATTACCGCTTCCACGACCTCCGGCATTACTGCGTTTCCGCGATGTTGTCGCAAAATGTTCCCAAAAACTACATTGTTGATTTCGTCGGTCACGCCGACGGCACAATGATCGACCGAGTGTATGGTCATATCATGCAGAACAAAAAAGACAGCGTCGAGGATGTCATGGAGGAGTATTTTGAAAAATCTGTCATGAAATCTGTCATGAAAAAATAAAAATCTTGAAATACAGGCACTTTTTAGACATTTTCAATGGGTTCGAGCCCCTCCGTCTCCACCAAACATGAGAAACCGCTTATCAAGCCGATAGGCGGTTTTTTCTTGTATTCATGCGGGTTTTCGGGCGCTCTTATTCCACCTCCCGCGACGAAATTCCGCCGTCAAAAACGGTATTTTGGAATCAAATCTGTCACGAATCTGTCACGCTGTCATGAGAAAAGCCGGGGATTTTTCCCCGGCTCCGTCATGCGTTTTTACGATATGTCTTAAGCGCATCCGAGATCAGCTCATTCGCAGTCATCCCATATGCACCGCGAAGCTCGTCGATCAGCGCTTTGGTCGTCGACGACACGCTGATCTTCGCCCACTCTTTTTTTGCGCCGGTCTTAGCGTCGTAGTAGGCGTCTACGGGTCCGTAAGCGACCATAATCCAATCAGCGGCGGCTGTATTGGTCATCAGGTAT